TTCTCCGTATGATTTATTCTTTTCTACGTACTCTTTCATGTAACGACCAACTTCGTTGTCCATTACTTTTTCTTGGTACATACGACCGTTACGATTAACAAGTTCTGATTGAAGAAATACACCTTCGATAAAGTATTGCTTACCTTTACCTAGTTTCTCTTCAACGATAAATTTAGTTTCTTCGACTGTTTCTCTAATTAGTTTCATATTAGCTTCCTACTACGGTTGGGTTGTCATAAGCACCGAATGTAGCAGACTCAAATTTAGGCGAGTAGCCATCGATCTTAGATAACTCTATGATGATCATACCTGGACCACCAACGAATGCAACAACGATAGCTTGATCGTTTACATCGCTAAGCACCCAATCAGATTCTTCAATAACGTCAGTACCATAGAATGCACCAACTACAGTTGTATTTCTTGTCAGAGTAATGCTGGTACTACTTGCGCAGCTAGTTTTAACTCTAACGATATTTGCTCTTGGTGTTCCACCAGAGGTAAGTGCATCACCAGTACCAACTAAATCGGCGAAAGAGATTGTAGAAGTATCTGCTGCTGCAGTTGCAACAATACGAACGATAGCCTTATTGTTAGTAACTCTTAATACAGTTTTAGTAGCTGCCATTTGTTATTCCTTTGTTAGTAACTGTAGAGCATTCATGAAGTTCTCTTTACCTTCACGCATATACTCAACGACTTCTTGGTCAAGAATACTATTTAAATATTCTTGCGTACCTACGTCGATAGCAACTGTAGATCCGTCATTAAGAACGTAATGTAATTTATTCTCCAAGATAGAATCGTGGCGATTAAGTTCACGAATTCTTTGCACTACCTTGTCAGTTGTAAAAAGTTTAGATGAAGCGAGGTCAATGTATGATTCAATTAATGTATCAGTTACTTTGACTTTATGCTCTTCTCTTATAATATTCGCAATTTTATTTTCTAAGATCTCTTCGTATATTTCTTTTGATATTTCATTTCCAATATCTTTATGTCTAACGAAAGACCTCGCCTCATCTAAACTTTCGAACTCTGTCAAATGGTTATCGATGTATACTTTACCTTCAGAGGACAGCGCTAGAACAGACCCATAAAACTGAGTCTGCTCTACCAAGTCGGCACCACTAACGATGTCATTAACTTTTTTGTTTAGCGCTGTGTAGTTCATTATTCTTCTGTAACAGTTTCGTCTTCGATTACTTCTGGAGTATTGAACATGCTCTGCGCAAGTTCAGTTCTCTTATCATCTAGTTTTGCAGATACACGATCTGCCATTAGTTCTTGAAAATTCTTTTCGATGGCTTCAGAGTCGCCAGCGTCGATTGCATTAATTAGATCAATTGTGCTCATTTATTAACTCCACTTGGTTGAGATTCTTCTTCCTCTGGTTCAGGCTCAGCTTGTCCAGCTGCCCATGCTTGCTGTACACCTTGTATCATACCAGCATGTTGCGCTTCACCCACAGACTCTTCCTTCTCAGCTTCCATCTGTTTACGATTCTCATCGATATCGTCTTCAGATTGCATAAGGATATTCTTCTTAACCCACTCTTTAGAGTAGTACTTACCAACAAAGCCACCCTGTTCCATAACGGTCAATAGGTTAACTCTATTGGAAAGAATTTCAGCATCTTTCAATTCAGAGAAGTAGTTGTCTTTATGGTAGCTGAACTTAATCAACCTTTCCATATCGTCCCACTCATCAATATTGATAATACCTTTTGCAACAAGTTGTACTCTTAACGCATCAAGGAATAGAGTAGTAAAACGTCTACGGATACGTTGAATGAACTTGTTAAACTTAACTTCGTCTCTTGTAATTTCGCTCGTCTTACCTAGATTGAAACCATTATCTGATTGCATTCTAGAAATAGGAACGTTCAATGCTTGATACAACTTACGCTGGAAGTATTCAATATCTTGAATCTCTCCGAGGTTAGTACCACCTGGAAGTGTAGTAATTTCAGTACCCTTACCACCCTCACGACGAGGCATCCAGAAATCTTCAAGCATTGACATATGTTTACGATCATCACGAACCTCACCAGTAGCAGCATCATACTGCACTTTGTTACGGAACTTATTCATAATGTCATTGACGTATTGCTCGGCACGAATCTTAGGTAAGTTACCAACGTCAATGTAAAAAATTCTACGCTCTGGTGCTCTACTAATACGGTAGATAACCATAGAGTCTTCAATCAACTTCAACTGATTAGTTGGCTTAATTGCTTTATGCAAGAAGCTCAACGCCATACCAGTATTAGCATCTACGTTACCAGTACCACAAAAGATAATAGAGTCAATAGGCATCTTAATGCCTTGTAAAGTGTTCTGAGTAATGCCCTTGTCATTGTAAAGATAGTACTCATCAGTACCAACAATAACTTCAACACCAGTAGCGTTTTTCTCACGCTTTACATTTTTGATTCTACGGATCTTTCTAGGATCGATATAACGTAACTCTTGAATACCTTGTTTGATATTCTGAGGGTCGATCATTATATGATAAAACAAACGACCATCAATGTACCAAGTACGAAAGATATCATGTGCTTTATAATCAAAATCCAACAAGTTCAAAATATAATTGAACTCATCTTTAATTTTATTCTTGATACCAGCGGATACCTTCAAATCATCTAAGATGATATCCACTGGTGCCTTGTTTTCATCTGCAACAATTGCTTCGTTTACAATATCTTCAACTGCGCTGTCAACGTCTGGGTAATGAGCGATCTCACGGTAACGCTTGATCAAATCATTTTCATTCTTGATAATAGAATCCATATCGAGAACCATACCGTAGTAAGCTGCGGCACTGTTAACGACTGTGGATCCATCATCAATAGGAGGGGCGACTGGTGTCGCCACTTCCTTCTTTTCTTTACGTCTTATCTCGAAACCAAACAAATCAGCCATACTATATCCTCAAGTCAAAATTAAATCGGGAATGAACCGATTGGTGTATTAATTGTAGTGTTAATACCGAATGCACCGCCAGCACCACCAGTATTGGAAGTGAAGTAGTTGTATTGGAATTCACATGTAAATTCTTCAATTGCGTTTGTTGTATCGTAGCTAAGTTCAATTGCACCAATGCTTACTGGGTAAGCGTCAACAAACTTATACTCTTTAATAGTTGCGCCATTACGGTCTAGTTGATAGACTGCTAGGTCAACTTGATAGTCACGTGGGTTCACACGACCCAATGTGCTGTTGTAGTTCTGTACACCGTTTTGCCATTGTTCCAATGCGTTACGGATACCGAAGTTAGTGTCGTTAAGAATCGTAATAGACCATGGTTGGAATGTACGCTCACCTGCGACGTTAACAACACGACCACGATAGTTCACTGGGATGTTTTCAACGGTAGAACCTGGAAGCTGAGCAGACTTGCAAAGGAACTGCGCTTGCACTCCAGTTACAACTCCACCAGTCACATAGCCTGGAAAAGACAACGCAACACGGAATTGGTTGGCACGAGCACCACCACCCGCTAGGTTGGCTTTGAAATCAGAAATATTTGCCATTTAAATCTCCTGTCTTATTCTTGTTATATTTATCCGCCAATTTCATCGAAGTTAACAGAGGAGCGAGCAGCTACGAATGTCAATGTGATGAAGTTGATAGAACGGTTTGGTTTAACGAAAATATCGGCAGCAAATTCGTTGCGATCAATAACCTCGCCAGTGTTGTTTGTTTCGTCGCACTTCACACGGAAGTCAACAATACCACGACGACCTTGAACGTCACGTAGGAACGGCTCAATTAAATTACGGAACTGAGCACGAGTAAAGCCATCGTTAAATTCGAACAACTGGAACTTAGCTGCTGTAGAGATAGACTTCTCTAGAACAATAAACAAACGACGAACGTTAATGCGATCAAATGCGCTTGGGTTTGTCAATAGAGTCTTGTCACCGAACATCACAGTACCTTGACCTGGGAATGTAACAACTGGGTTGATACCAGCTTTGTACAATAAGTCACGTTCTGTTTTATCTGGAGTAACAGCTAGTTTGATTACGTTCTTGATTTGACCACGAGCGAAACCACCTGGAGAGTACCATGGGTCTGCAGTGTAATCAGTACGAGCACATAGACCAGCGATATCGCCGTTCATTGGAACGAAACGGTATTTATCGTTGTAACGGTCATATTGGTATTTGTAACCAGAATCCATTACACCGAAGCTAGTGCTTGGAAGAGCATTACGGTAAGTAATTGTATCAGCAATAGCAGTTGAAGATTGGGAAGTGATAACACCACCTAGCGAATCTTGCGGTGAGCAGAACACGATAGCGTCTTTACGAGCACCAGCAGAGTCAAAACCAACCAAGTTTGTCATTGCCCAAATAACTGTAGCTGCAGGAGCTGCACCCATTGGAATTAACGAAATGTCATACACTTCATCATTCTTGTATAGAGCGTAACCTTCTTGAGCCTGAGCATCAGTAAAGCTATAATCGTCAACACCACCAGAAAGTTGCACGGTGTAAGCAGTAGCAAGCGTAGAGAATGCAGCTTGTGTCATGTTGACAAAAGATGAACCCAATGCGTTACCGCCAGTAGCTGCAACATGATCAGTCCACCATAGATACTTAGAATTAGTGTTAATCACATCTTTGTAGTATACGTTAGAACCGTCAACACGTTTAGCGCCAGCTGCCTTAGAAACGTATGCGAACTTTTCTAGAACAGTATTAGTAGTTCCAGTCCATGCGCCAGTAGCATCAATAACGATAATGTGCATTTCATCTAGAGCAGCGTTCTTACCTGCAGCTCTAGCAGCTGGAGAAGTGCCAGGAGCACTATCAAATTCAGCTTTATAAGCCCATGTTTCGAAAGAAGCAGAGTCAGCGACAGAAACTCTAATAGCATTACCTAGTGTACCTGGGAATTTAGCTGCCCATGGACCAGTAACACCTTGTCCACCAGAGAAAGAGTTTTGGTAGGTTTGACCATTTTTAATTTTAATACCAGCAATTGCAACTGTAACAACTGGAACAGCTGGAGTAGTTGGATTACCGCCAGTGAGAGTCGCTGTAGCAGTAGTGTAACCAGTCCCAGCAGATGTAAGAGTTACTGCGCGAGTCCGTAGGTTGCAGGCACGAACAATTGTATATGTGGCAGGAGTGGTAATAGTATCGCCACCTGCTGGGGTGATAGTTAATGTTACACCAGCTGGGTACTGCTGGTTAGAAGTTCCTGAAACTGTGTATGCAGTGATTGCACCACCAGAAACAGTAGCTGTAACTGATAGACCAGCACCAGTGCCAACGTTGTTTAGCGTAATAGTTGGTGCAGTAGTATAACCAGCGCCACCGCCACCAGCTGGGACAGCAATACTCTTGATAGTACCAAGAGTTTCTAAAGGAACTGTTGTTCCTGTAGCCTGAACACCGCCAGCATCACTTGGTGCGCTTAGAGTGATTGTTGGTGCAGTTTCATATCCAGCGCCTTGGGAGCCTCCAGTGATAGTAACTACAACAGAACCAGTCTGAGTTGCAACAGCGTTCTTTAGGTTAGGGGCATCGGTACGAGTGACCAATAGATTGTTTGTGTAAGAAAGGAAGTTTGCAGCAGTAAAGAACGACATAAAGTTACTGTCGTTTGGTGTTCCATATCTTTCTGCTAGTTGATTCTCGGAAGAAATCTGTACTGGATCAAGAACTGGACCCCACGCAAAAGAACCTGCAAAGGCACCTGCGGAGGTAGAAACTGCTGGGACAATTGAAGAGAAATCTTTCTCTACAACTGCAACTCCTGGACTAAGTTGGAAAGGCATTGTAATTCTCCTTATTACATGTTATTTTTGTGCTGAAGAGCATAAACTTCATACTACTTTATTTATGGTTTTCTAGATTTTAGAAGTTTAGCAACGGTTGTTCATCTTCTGACGACCCATCGTTATAGAACCCAAAGGGTGTCAATTCGTCTTCTATCGCTTTCATCTGGTTTTCATACATTACTTTTCTTAGGTTAACATCATTCAAATCTTTAAAATACGACTGAGTGGACAACCAAGAGAACAATACCAGTGTCATGACACAATCATCAAAATATCCTTCATCGGCAGCGAAAGAATTTCGCCTTTCAATAAAGGTAGATATTTCTGAAATAATATCAGCGTCAGTAATAATGAGTTTTTGCTCTTCGACTAGACTCTTAAACACTGAACATCCAATTCTTTTCACTCGTTTATCGGTGGTCACTCCATAATGAGTTCTTCCACCACCGAAGCCACCGCTAACAGTTTGTCCTTGAGCATTTCTGTTCACGAATAGGATGTTTTCATATTCGAGTTCAGAGTACAGGATATCAGCTACTTGCGGATCCGAGTTAACTTCAATTAGTACATAAGCACTATTAAAATCTTTGGCGACTCGCTCAATCATGTTGGGATACAGGAGTGGGCTAATCTTGTTACTTCTATATTTAGCACTAATTGTATATGGGGTTTTGGTAATATCAACAATAGTAAATGCGCTAAAGTCTCCGTCTAACCCTTGCGAGGTATCAGCTACAAGAACGTAGGTATGATTCTTCAAAGGTTTTGTGAAGATATCCAATCCATCCTTCTTATATATAGGCGGCACTGGAGACATCTGAGCAATGACGTCTGAGCTAATTAGCGTCAGGCTAGAACCAAGAAACTTACACAAGACTTCTTGATTGTACTTCAACTCGCCCAACTGACGTTTCTGTTCTTCAGCCCACTTAGCATCACGTCCAGGGATTTTCCAATAAGGAATAAAGTGTGCAACAAAGTCATTAATCTTCTGCTCAGCATCATTCCAAAACTTCCAGAAGTGATTGTAACCAAGTGGAGTTGAGGTAATAAGAATCTTGGTAGTTTGACCAGCAGAGATAACTGGGAAGATAGAAGTGAAGAATGCTTCTGCAACTTGGTTCGGGATAATCGCAGCTTCGTCAATATACAACATGTTGACGGACTTACCACGAATACCAGAAGCAGTTGTAGCTGCAGTAAATACCTTGGAACCGTTTTCAAGTTCAACGTCACCTTTGTTCCATACTTTAATACCTTGCTGCATCCACAATGGAAGAGCTTCATACATTGATTGGTAACGAGAAAGAATTTCTCTTGAAGTTGTTGCTTTGTTGGCTAGAATCGCTACAGTCTTATCTGCTTGGAACACAGTATACCAAAGGATATAAGCTGCAGCGGTAGTTGTCTTACCCTGCTGACGACCTTCCATAATGATAACCTTACGGTTGTTATGAATGACGTCAATCTTTTCTTTCTGACAATCATATAACTTGAATGGTTGAATACCATGGTCAAGTGTAACAATCATACAGTAGTTATCAATAAAGTAAGTAGGGTCGTCCTTACACTTCAAGTATTCCTTGATGTTATCTTCAGTGAACTCTACTTTAACACCAACTGCTTTTAAGCTGGCGTTAGAATTATAATTTTCAGTTTTTGCCATTAGCTATCTAACCAACCTTCAACTACAGGAATTGTTGGTACAGTTTGCTCTGCATTGTAAGAACTGAATACGGCACCAGTGTCTGGGTTAATAGTGTTAACTATAACTTTATTAACAATACCGCTACCAGAAACTGGACCAAACATGTTTACCTTTAAGGTAAAGTTTAATGTGTATGTCACAAACCTACGTTGTTGAAAGTCGCCATCGTAATCGTCTTGAATGTTTACGCTATTTAAAATAATAGGAATGTCTTGCTGAACATTCATCTCTGGAACGACAGTAATAGATACGGTAAAATCTGGAGTGAAGTACGGGAAAATCTGTTCAACGATTTGCAAACAGTCTTCTTGTGTTTTAGAAATAACATAGAGACTTATGTCTATGTTGTAAGGAACAGGTGCCATCATCTGTTCTCTCGTTGAATCTGTACCGACGCAAACCATTTTGTTTAGTCTGCTAACCTTACGGGATGGGTCGTAGTTTAAGCCAGTGATTTCAAAGGAAAGTCTGGGAAACACACCATAGACGTTGTTCTCTAAAGTTGGATCGGAGTCAAGACGAACTAACCATTTTTCTTTTGGGGCATATGCGATAGGAACATCAATAGTTTGTACAACTTCTTCAGGTGCACCAAACTCACCACCACCTACGGAAGTTCTTTCAATTTTAATATTGCTGAATAGACTACCAAATGCAACGATAGTCTTTCTTAACACGCTATGATAAAATGTTTGATCTGGTAGCATTATTAATCTCCGAATGGATTGTTAGCGGAGAAGTTTATTGCCTTAGCCTCAGCCTTAAATTTCATATTATCGCCATAAGAAGTAGACTCATCCGTACCGTAGCTGCCACCAAGAGGTAATCCGTTTTGTCCAAGCATTTTATCACCAGTTTCCAATAGCAAACCAAACTCGCCATAAGACTTTAGGTCTTCGAACAAATCAATATCTGGGATACCAGTGGAGATATCTTCTGAAGAGTACTGGAATAGTTCTACTTGCAACTTGTAGATATACAACTTACCCAACTGATAGAATGGATCTAAGTGGTCTGTGAATTTAATTTCAAACAGATGCTTAGTTAGTGGGAAGTAAAGTAAGTCGCCTTCGCATGGGCGAGTGGGAATAATAGTTTGTCCAAAGCGACCAACAAGTTGTTCCCAACGTCTACGTGCAACAGTAAACGTAGCTGATGTTTCATTGAACAAACCAAACTTCTGAATAAAGTTACCTTGTCCAGCGTAGTCAGTTACGTTATCAAAGTACATCTCGATAGGATATGCGCTTTTAAATTTGCTTAGTCTATCTTCGCCAAGGATCTCATCCTTAGCAAAAAGAGTTCTTGGAATGTAATACATGTCTTGTCCGTAAATGGACAACGACTCAACGATCAAATCTTCAAGAAGATACTGTTCGTTTTTAGTTCCGTGGCTGAAGTAGACATTGCGTGCCATATTATCCCATGAAGAAATCTAGAGGTGCTGACTTATTTAGAAGATCTTGCTCTAGCTCTGCTTGTTCTTCTCTACCTTCTTTGTAGATAGAATCACCATCAATGGTAACTCCACCTGGAAGTTGTAGCCCTTGGAATTTCTTTAGGTTTGTGCCCCATTGTTTCTTGAACAATGCAGTTGTATAATGCTTTAGCCATGGCTCTCCCCACATACGAGTAAACGTAGTTGGGTCAAGTGCACGGTATGCTTCTACTAAAATAAATTGACCAACAGTAATGTCTTCACGCCAGTTAATGTCTAGGTGTAAACGACCTTGTAATCTATTGAAACGATATAGTGGATGACCGTTTAACACCAAGTCTAGTAGAGCCAAGTGATTCATCACTGACTCGTAGTAGATAACTGAAGTGCTGGTCAAATCATACAAGTCGTTCAAACGCAATTGATATTGCAAGTCAAAGATACTGTTTGAAGAAGAAGTAGCAGCAACGATAGGTAATACACGAGTAACACCGTACACCAAATCTGGAATAGGAACGTACTGGTTAGTGATATCAGTTTGCGTTACCTGATGCTTTAGATAAATCTTCTCAGTACCTTCATGGTGATAGATACGAAAGTATTCTACTGCCTCATCAATGCGGTCTTCGAGTTGATCCTCGTCCACGTTGATTTCAAGAACTGGAGCACCCAGTTCTCTAAGGCAGTATTCCTTTAGACCTTCTCTAGATATAACAGCAGCCATTTTGTTTTCCTTAAGCCTGTGATTCAGTCCATGACAAACGGCATGATGTAACAAACTGAGAAGTTGCAGAAACGTCAGCTGTCAAACCAATGTAACGTAGACGTAGAGTCAACACGTCTGGACCGTCTGGGAACACACCATTACCACCCATAATCGCATTACCAAGAGTGGTAATCTCACGCAGGTCAATTGTTGTCAATGACTGAGCACGTTGGCTAGTTGGTGTGCTGTTTGTAGATCCAGGTGGCACACGGAATGTAAAGATGGTAGAACCCTGATCGATCGTGTCAGCGATGTTATGGTAAACCACCTGACACAATGATGGATTTGTAACACGTTTCCATTCTAAGTTATCCAAGTCAGCGTTAAGAACTAGAGAAACTTCAACTTCATGCGTGGACAATACGTCAAGTGCCTTTAGGTTTAACTGCATACGGTTAATAATCTCACGTTGTCCTAGATATCCTGGGATACCGTTATCAACAGATGGTGACAAGCGAATAGACAATAATGGAATCGTCTTAGCCAAGTCTACAGTCTGTGTAACAGTGTATGTAGTGCTTGTTGCTTGTACAGAGTTTGGACGAGAGTTAATAACTAACAAGTTCTTTGTAGAAGTCGGTGCATTGGAAGCAGCAATTTTAACACTTCGTAGATATGGTTGGCTACCAATAGCAGAGTTTGTTGGGTTGGCTGTCAATGTACCAGCATTAACACCAGTTCCGCTAATAGCAGAGTTAGCACCGATAGAGAAGTATGAGTCAGAATGAGTTGGAATTTCAATTGCAAAACCAATTTCACCAATCAACTT